ACGTCACAGGAGGGGGCGTAGTCCCACCCGCCCACCCGGGTCCGTCACTCAGGGGGCGTGCCAAGGCTGGTCACCACCCATTTTGGCGGGAACCAATCACAAAATGGGGGGGGCCGGCCAATGGTGAGCCGCCACGTCACTTCCCGTCGCCATCTGATAAAAGTAAGTGCACATTCGAATGGCTGAGTTTATACTGTCCGGCCGCAGGTCGGTGGAGGAGCGACAGTAACGACCCCAGACCAGCCCTGGGCGGGTGCCGGAGGTGAGTTTACACACCGCAGTCAAGGGGCAATTCGGGCAGGGCTGGCCGGGCATCTGGGCAAGTGTCTGAAAGCGTGCGTTGTCCCCCAGATAGGCCACCGCGAGGACTACGACGAGCTCTTCTATGACATGGCCGAAGCACCCACGGGACAGTGGGAACCGCCGCAGCAAGGAGTGGGACCCCGAGAACTCGACTGGTGGCGCGGGACGTGGTGGAATCACGCTGCTTTTTGTGGTTGCGGTGATCCTTCTTTCCATCTTGCTCTACTTAGCCATCATAATTTTGGACCTCGTGGGCCGCCTGGAGGCCCTCCTGCACCACCACCACCCCCTCCTCCAGTAGCGCAGCGGGGCCCCCCGAACGACCCGGGCCTGCCGCGCTTCCTGCCGCTGCCGGGACTGCCCCCGCAGCCCCCTGAAGATCCTCCAGCACGGCCTGGTGGTGGAGGAGATGGCCCCGACGCCGCCGTCGGTGGAGGAGGTGGGGCCGAAGACGCGTGGGATCCTGGCGACGTAGAGGAGTTGCTGGCCGCCGCCGCCGAGGAAGAAGGGTAAGGAGGAGAAGGAGGAGGCGGGTGTGGAGACGTGGCAGACGGTGGAGACTGAGACGCAGACGGAGACTGAGACGCTATTTTAGAAACACTCTGATCCTGAGACAGTGGCAGCCCACCACCATCAAGTCCCTAAGAATCTCGGGATGGTTCCCGGGGGTGGTGTGCAGCAACAGGCGCAGTCAAAATAACTACATTGTGCACCTGCCTGACATTCCAGCCAGGGGAGGTGGATTCGGAGGGAATATCAGTATCACGAAATGGAACCTGTCCATGCTGTGGCACGAGAACTTAATGAACAGAAACCGGTGGAGCCGCAGAAACAACGACTTAGACTTAGTGAGATACCTGGGAGGGAGTTGGAAGTTCTACCGAGACCCCGACAGAGACTTTATTGCCACTTATAGTTTAGAGAGCCCCATGACCACTAACCAGTACAGCCACCTCCAGAGTCACCCTCAAATCATGTTGTTAAGGAGACACAGAATCCTTATTCCTAGTCTAAAAACCAAACCCCGGGGTAAGCCATACGTAAAGAGAAAGTTCAAGCCCCCCAAACTCATGAGGAACCAGTGGTACTTTCAGGCCCACTTTTGCAATGTTAACCTCATCAAGCTAACCGTTGTCGGTTTAGACTTGCAAAAGGCTTGGTTAAGAAGAGGAACTGAATCCCCTATTGCAGAATTTGCGGTTTTACAACAGAGTCTTTACAACAACATATCCCTAACTGCCACTGAAACAAACAGTGAGGAGCAAAAAAAAACATGGGAAAATGTATGGGCATTTCCCATGAGTATGACCATGAATTTTAGGGAACTATTAAAAACTTTAGGAGCCACAGATGCTGAGTTAAAAGATGGCCCCAAGAGAGACAGTGTCCCTACCTTGTGGAAGAAGTATGTCACATCAAACAAAATGACAGAAAACGTATTTAATGACCGACAAAAGAAAATTAATTGGCTAGTTTCAAACAGTGGCATCACCACAACGAACACCCTTTCTAGAACCATGTACTTTGATAGAATCTGTGGCATGTTCAGCTCCTATGTGTTAGACGATACAGTGAGGTGGGACGGTACCTTAAAAAAAGCCTACGTCGGGGTTAGATACAATCCCCTGATAGACGAGGGCACAGGAAACAAGGTATGGATAGACCCAGTCACTAAAAAGGACACTAAGTTTCAGCCCCCACAAAGCTTGGTATTATTAGAGGGACAGCCCTTGTGGCTCCTGCTCTTTGGATACACGGACTGGATCAAAAAGTTTTACGCAGACAGGAACCCGGGAACTACGTACAGAGTGACCCTCCTAAGCCCCTGGACATATCCCAAACTGACGAACAAAGACTTGTACGGCTACGTGCCGCTGGGCGACGACTTCTGTGCGGGACGACATCCTTACCGACAGTATAAGATCACGCCCGAGTGGGAAACTCTCTGGTACCCTATGGTCTTTAACCAGGAGCCAGCCTTAGAGGCCATCGTTAACTGTGGCCCCTGGATGCCCAGAGACGAGGAGGCCAGAAGCTGGCAGTTAAACCTGGGGTACCAGTTCAGATTTAAACTGGGTGGTCATCTTCCTCCCGGACAGCCGCCGGAAGACCCCTGTAAGCAACCCACCCACGACCTACCCGAGACCAATATGCTCCAGTTGGCAGTACAAGCTAGCAACCCGCGGACTGTTGACGAGCCATTCCACGGGTGGGACCTCCGACGGGGCATGTTTAGCGCGTCAAGTATTAAAAGAATGCGAGAATACCAAACAGATGATGAAAATTTTCCAGACTCTCCAGCAAAACGAAGCCGCTACGACCCCCCGACAGAAGGAGAACCGGGAGCTTTACCCTCTGGCTCTCTCCAAGCCCTCAAAGCCCTGTTCGAGACCCCGCAAACGCCTGGACCGCTCAGCCCGTCGTGGGCGAAAGCGGACGAGGCGCCAGAAGTCCTCCAGCTCCAGCTCCAGCGGGAGCTCCAGCGACAGCGAAAGCAACAGCAGCGACTCCAGCAGGGTATCCAGGAAATGCTTCTGAGCATGAAGCTCACTCAGATGGGTCACCACATAGACCACCGACTGCTGTGATCTTTCCCACGCCAGGCAGAAAACGTACGTTTAACCAGTTTGACAGAGACACGGAGAGAGAGCTAGCACACATGTTCCGGCGTTTCCCTAGGCAGCTGCCCTACCCAGACGAGATACCCCACTACCCTTACCTCCCTCCTCACGGCTACAGCCCACCCTACAAGGTCAACTTCAACCTGGGCTTCAACCCCTTCGCAATAAACTAGGCCTACGAATTTCACTTGAGTGGAGTCTGTTTATTTAAGTCTCACCCCCGAGGGAGGGGGCCCCCCAAGGGTCACGGGTCGGCTCGCTCCGCTCGCCTCCCCGCGCACGCACACCCAAGGTCGCTCCCGTTATTAGGAGTCGCACGCGCTGCGCGCGCGCTCCCCCGAATGCTCCTGACGCCGGAACGTCCGCGCTTGCGCGCGTCCGAACCTCACTCGCTCCGGCTCGCTTCGCTCGCCTCCGCTCCCTCGGATCCGGCTAGTCGCTGAAACTTTATTAAACAAACTCCGAGTCGCCATGCCTCTAACCAAGGGCTCCTCGGTCGGTGGTGAATATCGTAGCCAACGCGACGCCGGATCCGAGGGGCCATTTTGGACTGGGGGCGTGGTTTTGATGACGTCACGAGCCGCCATCTTGGTGTCAAAGGTCAAAGGTTGCACTTCCGCTTCCGGGTGAGCGGTCGCCATGATGAATCACGTGGCTTGTGACGTGTGATTCACGTGACGGCCGGCCATCTTGTGGCGGCCGCCATTTTGTAAACACGTACTTCCGCATCTGCGCGCGCAACCCCCCCCCCGCGGCGGGGCGCGCGCTTCGCGCGCGCCCCGGGGGGCGCCTGCGGCGCCCCCCCCCCTGCAGAGCAGGGGCCCCCCCCCTCGGGGGGGCTGCGCCCCCCCGGCCCCCCCCCCCTTGGCGCGCC